ATATCAAAGTGGGAATTCTTACCCACACGTACAAACTCTTTGGATAGTAGATAGCTTAGAATGAAAATCTCAGTATTAGGTTCAAGTGGTCAGGTTGGAGCATACCTGACCGAATATTTTCGTGGGAAAGGTCATACCGTCAATGAATTTGATGTTGTGAATGGACCAGAACAGGATATGACAGTTATCCCAAATCAGAATTTGGAAGATAACATCAAAGATTCTGACTTTGTATTCTTCCTTGCATTTGATGTGGGTGGTTCTAGATACCTTAAAAAGTATCAGCACACATTCCAGTTCATTGATAACAATGCACGTCTGATGGCAAATGCATTTGGACTTCTTAAAAAGTATAATAAGAGGTTTGTTTTTGCATCATCTCAGATGAGCAATATGAGTTATTCTCCATATGGAGTTCTGAAGAATGTTGGGGAACTCTATACTAAGTCTCTTAATGGACTTATTGTTAAGTTCTGGAATGTATATGGTATTGAAAAAGACCACGATAAAGCACACGTTATTACTGACTTTATTCGTAAAGGATTTGAGACTGGTGTAATTGATATGCTTACAGATGGTAAAGAAGAACGTGAATTCCTTTATGCTGAAGATTGCTGCGAAGCACTAGAGGCAATTATGGAAAACTATAATGACTTTACTTCGGAAGATAATCTTCACATCACAAGTTTCCACTCCACAAAGATTCTTGATATTGCAAATATTATTTCTGGTCAATTTAATTTGATTGATAAGTCAGTGAAGATTCAACCATCAGAAGAAAAAGATTCTGTTCAAATGGATAAAAGAAATCTTCCAGATACATATTTGACTAAGTGGTGGATGCCAAAAACAACTATTGAGCAAGGAATTGCTAAAGTCTTTGAGGCAATGAAGAATGAGCAAATTTAAGATTAATCTTTATTGCAACGATTCTCTTCTACCTTCTACTTCATACAACAATACTTCTAAGTTTACTGAGTGGGTTTATGATGGTTCTGGAGAAGTTAATTTCTATGTAAATCAACGTTCTCTGGAAGCATTTTCTACTGTTCAAACCAAACCCACTTATATTTGGTTGTTGGAATCCAAGCAAATCATTAAACCAATCTATGATTGGATTATTAAAAATTATGAGTTTGCTGCTACCAGAGTTGATGGTATTTTTAGTTGTGATAGAGAATTGTGCGAGAAGTATCCTAAGATTAACTATGCACTCAGCAATGCTGCACCTTGGGTTGTAGACAGACAGATATTTGAGAAGACCAAATTGGTCTCTATGGTGTCATCAAATAAGTCTATGGTTCCTGGACACATAAAGAGACTTGAGTTTGTGAATAAGTTTAAGGACCAAGTTGATTTGTTTGGTAGAGGTATCCGAGATATTTTTTGTAAAGAAGAAGCACTAAAGGATTATATGTTCTCTATTGCAGTAGAAAACGCAGTCTATGATACTTATTTCACTGAGAAAATCACAGATTGTTTTGCTGCTGGAACTATTCCAATTTTTTACGGATGTAAAGGAATTACTGAGTATTTCAATGAAGATGGAATCATATTCTTAGATGATGATTTTGATATCTCCTCATTGACAGAAGACCTTTATTATTCTAAAATGGATGCAGTTAAAGATAATTTTGAACGTTCTTTAAATCTTCCCGTTGCAGAGGATTTCATCTATACCAATTATTTTAAATAAAAACATCTGGAGATAATATAATGTTGAGTTTTAACAAACTTGGTAAGTCTGGTCGTCTTGGTAATCAGATGTTTCAATATGCAGCACTAAGGGGAGTTGCTGCTAATCGTGGATTTGACTGGGTTATTCCTCCTCCTGATGCTGGTGGTATAGGTGATTTTGGTGAAGAAAATAATTATTGTATGTTTGATACCTTTGAGATGGTTCACGCAACCGAAAATCACCAAGGAATTCAAAATACAAATCAATGGGCAGTTTGGAAGGAGTTTCATTTTAATCAAGAATTGTTTGATAACTGCCCAGATAATATTAATCTTGATGGATATTTTCAGTCTGAAAAATATTTCAAAAATATTGAAGATGAAATTCGTGAAGATTTTAAATTTAGAGATGAAATTTTTGGACCTTGTAAAGAGATGATTGATTCTCTTGGTGATGGACGCAAGATCTTTCTTCACATTCGTAGAGGAGATCCAAAACTTTCTTGGGCATATGTAAATTTACAAAATGCCCATCCACTCCAGACTTGGGATTATTATGAAAAGGCATTGGCAGAATTCCCAGATGATATTCCCGTAATTGTATTTTCTGATGTTATTGAGTGGTGTAAAGAGCAAGAGTTTTTTGCACCAGATAGATTTATTCTTTCTGAAACTACTGATGAATTTTATGATGGTCAAAGAGTTCCTTGGACTGATTTGTGTTTAATGAGTCTTTGTACTGATGCAATTATTGCTAATTCTTCATTCTCTTGGTGGGGTGCTTGGTTAATTAAGAACAAAGATAAGAAAGTCATTGCACCTAAAAAATGGTTTGGTAATCAATTTAGTCATTATGATATGTCGGATTTGATTCCAAATGACTGGATTGAAATTGATGATGCTGGTTGAGGAGTATTTCATATGATTGGTATGAATAGCCTGGGGTCTAGAGGAAGACTTGGTAATCAAATGTTCCAATATGCTTCTTTGGTTGGGATATCAAAGAATATGGGATATGAACACTGCATTCCAGATCATTCTCACGTTCCTTGGTTTCACAGATATGATGTGAATAATAATATCACTACTTTTTATCATCAACTTCAGCATCTTTTTGAATTGAATCATTTAAATGGTAGATTTGGTTTGGTTGATGGTTATGAAGTTGATGTACATCAGCATGAATTTTGTGAAGAACTTTTTAATGAATGTCCAGATAATGCAAGTTTAATTGGTAATTTTGAAAGTTATAAGTATTTTGAAAATGCAGAATTGGAAGTAAGAAAAGATTTTACGTTCAAAGGAGAGATCTTAGAAGATGCAACCAGTTTCCATAGAAAAAATAATACAGATCATCCTGTTTGTTTAAACATTAGACGGGGAGATTTCATAAAATTCCAGGATCATCATCCACCATGCACAGAAAAATACTACCTTGAATGTATTCAACTATTGGGTGCTGATAGGCAGTATATAGTTATTTCCGATGATATTGAATGGTGTAAAAAAGTTTTTACACAAAATAATTTTATTTTTTGTGATGAAGAAAATGACGAAATAAAAAAAGGACACCTAGACTTATGCATAGGATCTTTGTGTTGCGACTTTATTATATCTAATAGTACTTTTTCTTGGTGGATGTCTTATCTTGGTAGTGATCTTAATAAAAAAGTTTGCATTCCAGATCCTTGGTTTGGGGAGAAACTAAGTCATTTAGATACTTCTGGGTATTATCCTCCAGGGGCTATTATAATTAAAAGGGATATTATTGCAGTATAATCACGATTACATATTTTAAATAATGAAAAATTTATCGTTTCTCTTACCTTGTAGGATAGAATCCGAAGACAGACTTAGAAATGTTATTACATCAATAACTTATTTGTTATCTACTTTTCCTGATTCAAATGTTATTGTTAAAGAAGTTGATTCTCATTCTCATTTTAAATTTAGAGCACTTCCAGAAATAAAAAAATATACGGATACTTCAAAATTAATTCATCATTTTGAAGAAAGTGATGAAAAGTTTTTTCATAAAACTAAAATTTTAAACGACCTTCTTTGTTTATCTACAACAGATGTCGTTTATAATTATGATGTTGATATAGTAGTTCCAAAAGATAGTATTGGGTTCTCCTATCAAGCAATATCTGATAATCAATGTGATGCAGTTTATCCATTTGGTTGTGGAGTATATCAATGGGCAGTTGATTATTCTTCTGAATTGATGGATAATTTTATTTTGAATAAATTTGATTTGAATCTACTTAAATCTCATTCAAATAGAAGGTCTTCTACTATTGGGTGGGGGCAGATGATAAAAAGAAAAGTTTATATTGACAGTTATATGTGGAATGAAAATTTTATTTCCTGGGGTGCAGAAGACTGTGAATTTTATTATCGTTTAAGTTCTCTTGGTTATACTGTTGGCAGAATAAATGATGATATATTCCACCTTGAGCACGGAAGAACATTTAATTCACATTATAATAATCCTAAATTTTCTGATAATTATAAATTGTGGCAATGGATGAGAAACCAAGACAAGGAAACAATAATAGACTATTATGAAAAACAAGAATATGTTAAACAAAGGAGGAATGAATTAAATGTTGGCATTTAATCAATTGGGAAATATTGGAAGATTGGGTAATCAAATGTTCCAATATGCTGCTCTTAAAGGCATTGCCAGAAGAATGGGTTACGAGTATTGTATACCACCTTTTAATGTATCTAGGGTAGATAATTATAGTTTAAATAAATGTTTTAAATTAGGTTCTCTTAATAGTAGTAATTTTGGTATACTTGATGGTGGTCATGCACCAATTGTAGTTGAAAAGTATTTTCATTATGATGAAGAATTGCATAATCTTTGTCCTAATGATGTAAGTATTCACGGATTTTTTCAATCTGAAAAATATTTTAAAGATATTGAAGGTGAAATTCGTGAGGACTTTACTTTTTATGATGAGTTTTTCACTGCTTGCTCCGAAATGATTGACTCATTGGACTCTGCTCCATTGTTTCTTCACGTCCGTCGTGGTGATCCAAATCTAATAGATGCACGAGGATTTAAATGGTCTTATACTCAATGCTCTTCTCAACATCCTCCTCAATCTTTGGAGTATTATGAAAAAGCATTAGAGAAATTTCCTGAGGATCAACCTATTATTATTTGTTCTGATTCTCCAGAATGGGTAAAAGAACAAGAAATTTTTAGTGGAGACAGGTTCTTTGTATCTGAACCAGAAGAAAAATATCCAGATGGATCATATACACCTTATGTTGATTTGTGCTTAATGTCTCTTTGTTCTGGTGCTATTATTGCTAATAGCTCTCTTTCTTGGTGGGGGGCTTGGTTGCAGAATGGAAGAGGACCTGTAGTTGCTCCTAAAAACTGGTTTGGTCCAGATTATGCCGACAAAGATACTAAAGATTTGTATTGTGATGAATGGATGGTATTATGACTGAGATTAATAAATCTTCTTATAAACTTAAAAATATTGGACCAATATATTACCTGAATCTTGATGGTCAACCAGAAAGAAAAGAATATATGGAAGACCAATTTAAAGAATGGGAGATTGAAAACTATACTCGTATTTCTGCATATGATGGTAGAGATGATGATTTGAGTGATATTATCTCTGGGAGATATCCACAAATGATGACTTCTGGTGAACTTGGTTGTACCACTTCTCATTTGAAAGCAATTAAACACTGGTATGAAACATCAGATAGTCCATATGCAATTATTATGGAAGATGATGTTGATCTTCAAATAGTTAAAAATTGGGATTTTACTTGGAGTCAATTTTATTCTTTGATTCCTTATGATTGGGATGTGATTCAGTTGGCAATTATTTGCACTGGAAATCTTCATGTCCAATTGCATAAAAGATTTGTAAATGATTTTTCCACCGCCTGCTATATGATTTCCCGACATCATGCAGAAAAGTTAATCAAACATCATATTAGGGGAGAAAAGTATAAACTTGATAATGGTGTAAAACCACGAGCAGTTGCTGATGACCTAATTTATAATTCTGGAAATACTTATTCTATTCCCATTTTCTTATATAGGATTGCTTTGGGATCTTCCATTCATCCAGAACATATTGATATTTTCCATCGTTCTAGTCATGATGGGTTATTACAGTTTTGGCAGCAAAATGGTTCAAATTTAAAAATTGCAGATCTGATGAATTATGATCCATATCTTGGGAGAATAACCTCACCAGAAAAATCTTGACACGATCCCAAAGAATCTGTTAAGATAAATACCGTGATGTGACGATGCCGCAACTATTTGCAAAGTTACACAACTGTCGTTTAGTACTAAAAACAAAATTTTATGAAACTCAAACAACTGATGCTTGCACCTGTTGCTCTGGGAATGGTTGCTCCTGTTGCTGCGAATGCCGCAGATCTCAATATGGCAGCAGTCAATCAATATTCCTCTGAACAGGTTACAAGCGTCACTCAATTTTCTGATGTGCAACCAACTGATTGGGCATATCAAGCACTTACCAATCTCGTAGACCGTTATGGTTGCGTTGCTGGTTATCCCAACGGCACCTTTGGTGGTGGTCGTGCTATGACTCGTTACGAGGCAGCAGCACTTCTCAATGCTTGTCTAGATCGTGTAACTGAAGTTACCGACGAACTCAAGCGTCTTCAAGCAGAATTCGCACAAGAACTCGCTGTTCTTCGTGGTCGTGTAGACAAACTGGAAGCACAAGTTACTACACTTGAAGCACAGCAGTTCTCCACTACCACCAAATTACGTGGTGAAGCAAACTTCGTAATCGGTGGTGTTGATGATTATCTAACCAAAGATGGTGATTCAACTCGCACTGCATTCAACTACGATCTGCGTCTGAACCTGGATACCTCGTTCACTGGCAAGGATCTGCTTCGCACTCGTTTGCGTTCTGCTAACTTCAGCAGCAATCCTTTCGGTTCCAGTTCTTCAATTTTCAAACTGGATAAAGCAGACAACACTTCCAGTGAAGTTGGTAACAATGTAGTTATCGACCGTCTGTATTATTCATTCCCTGCGTTCAATAACACTACCACTATTACTGCTGGTGCTCTGGTTCGTAACACTGAGATTGCTTGGGTTCCTTCAGCATATGAATCTAAGATTCTTGACTTCTTCCAAGTAGCAGGTGCTCCTGGTGTCTATAATAAGGCAGTTGGTTCTGGTTTCGGTATCCAATATGGTAAGAAGACTGGTCTTGTTGCTGGTGTAAACTATGTTGCACAAAATGGCAACGATAGTTCGACTGGTGAGTTTGACCGTTCTGGTGCTCTCAACACTCTGGCACAAATCGGTTATCGTGGTCAAAACTGGGGTGCTGCTTTCGGTTATCGTTATGGTACTGAAGGCACCCGTGTTCGCACCTACAATGGTCTGAATGGTGCATCAGGTACTCTGGTTCCTGGTCAAACCTCTAACGGTTATGCTATCAACGCATACTGGGAACCCACCCAATCTGGTTGGGCACCTTCTATCTCAGCAGGTTATGGTTGGAACACTGTAAGCGGCACTCAAAGTGATGCTACCAACAGTCAGTCCTGGTTTGCTGGTCTCACTTGGGATGATGTGTTTGTTGATGGCAACTCCGCTGGTGTTGCTATCGGTCAAGCACCTACTGGAGAAAATCTTGAGAAGTCCACTCTTCTTGAAATCTTCTACAAGTATCAAGTATCTGATAACATCAGCATCACTCCTGCTATCATCTATGGTAGCGACAACCAGCGTCTTGCTGGTAACTCCTCTAACTGGGGTGGTGTGATTCAAACGACATTCAAGTTCTGATAAGTTAGCAAATCTAAACAAAATCTTAAGGAGGGGTTGACACCCCTCTTTTTTTGCTATATAGTGTTGTTGTAAATCTTTACAAAAGATAATGACTGTAACAAAAAATGAGTTCGGGCAAATGAATATGTTTGCCAAAGAACCTTCGATGTATATGACCAAGGAAGACCTTGATCGTTACGGCATCGAACCCTATGCTGAGAAGGCGGAAAAAATGAATGGTCGTTGGGCAATGATTGGTATTGTCGCAGGTGCTATTTCGTATGCACTGACTGGTAATCTGTTCTTTGGTATTGTCTGATACTTGACTATGACTTCACTTTTGTTTACAATCACATCCGTTGCCTTCTTCGTTTTATTGGCAGCATCTGTAGAAAAAATTTGTGAGACTTACTGATGACCGTTTTTAATATCACTCTTCAATCTCCCGATGGAACCGAGACCACAATCCAATGCCCTGACGACCAATACATTCTGGAAGCAGCAGAGGAAGCAGGTGTTGATCTTCCTTCATCGTGCAAAGCAGGAGCTTGTTCTGCTTGTGCGGGGAAACTCATCTCTGGCACCGTAGATAATGAGGAGCAATCGTTCCTCGATGATGATCAGGTTGCGGAAGGTTGGGTACTAACTTGTGTAGCATATCCCACAAGTGATTGTGTGATTCTTACCGAACAAGAGGAGAACCTGTGAGTACTGGTGGTATGTTGGGGCAATTTGCTATTGCTCTTGAAACTCTTGGATGGGATGCTAATGATAATATCTCAGTAGAAATTGGTGGAGTTGCAGTTACAGGGACTGCTACCAGTCCGAATGCAAACCCAAAATGGGCAAAACCATTTGGAACTGTGACATATCAGAATGATGCTTTCATTATTATCAAAAATAAATCAAGGAACCCTGTAGTTCCTTCACAATCAAATCTTAAACTTAAACAAAAACACCCTTATAATGGAACACTCTCTAATTGAACTTCTCACATATTATGTGATTGTTGCAGCATTGATTATTGGAGCACCTGCTGTATTCTTTACTATCGTTTTTATGCCTGCATTGATGAATACTAAGGGTGCAGTTGTTGGTTATAAAATTCACCGAGATTATGGTGAAACATCTATCTATTCTAAAGTAAAGTAATTAAGGAGAAAAACAATGAACGAAAGAGCAGAACGTATTAATGGTTGGGCAGCAATGATTGGTATTGTTGCCGCAATGGGTTCTTATGCCCTTACTGGGCAAATCATTCCTGGCATTTGGTGAGATGAAGTGTAAAGTGCAGTTGTATGTGGCAGGCAAGGTCTTCAACGAAATTGTAGAGGCAAGAGATTATCAAGATGCAAGAGAAACTGCACTTGCACGAAATCCAAATGCAAAAGTTGTTGGAGTTACCGCTGTTTTTGATTAATAATTATGTTTAATTTTTTTAAGAAAGAAAAAACGACTAGGGAGGTTCCTATGCGTAAAGAAAAATATATTATCCCTCAAGTAGAATTTGTATTTCGTGAGAACGGAGAATTTGTAAATCGTACATCTTCAGAACTTTTCGATGGGAAGCGTGTTGTCATTTTTAGCTTGCCTGGTGCTTTCACTCCTACTTGCAGTGCCTATCAGTTACCTGGATTCGAAGAAAAATACGACGACTTTATTGGTCTCGGCATTGACGACATTTACTGCTTCTCTGTTAATGATGGGTTTGTAATGAATGCTTGGGCACAGGACCAGAATATCAAGAATGTAAAACTCATCCCTGATGGTAATGCATATTTCACTCGTTCTATGGGATATCTTGTGTTGAAATCAAATCTTGGTTTCGGTCAACGTTCTTGGCGTTATGCTGCTGTTATTGATAACGGAGTTATTGAAAAACTATTCGTTGAAGATGGTATGCGTGATAATGCAGATACTGATCCATACGAGAAGAGCACCCCAGAAAATCTTCTTGAGTATGTTAAATCTACAGTTCGTGAAGCAGTTCCTGCATAACTATTAATGTAGTTTTTTTATAGAACAATGTTCCACGAAATACTTTTTACTCTTACTGGGATTGGTTCCTTAGTTCTTATTTCCTACGCAATTAATAAAACAACAGAAGACTTGTGAGATTCTAAACTCTGCTGCTAAATAGACAGCAGAGTTTTTTCATTATGCCAAGAGGACAACTTACTAAAGATATTATGAGAACGGAAGTTCTCAAGATAAAAAATCAATTGGACAGAGATGAATTTAGTTGGGGTGGCAATCCTAAAGAAGTTGCTCACAGATATCTGAATAAAGTATTAGATAAAATTGAAGAGTATTATAGATAAGTAAATTTGCAAAAGAATAATGAGAATAGATCTTCATAACTTTTTCAAACATTATGATGAAAAAAATCCAAAGCACGTTGCTGCTGTAGAGCAACTTGAGGTTGACTTATTGGGTAAATTCCCAGAGTTGATGGATGACTCTGCAAATTGGGTGAGAATCTATAGAACAAAAGCAGAACAAACAGTTCCTGGAGTTCTTAATGTTCCATATTTTCCACAAACAGATAATTACAGAGATGCTCAAAGAACCTGTAATTCATCTGCTTGTGCTATGTGCTTAGAATATTTTAAACCTGGCACACTAGTAGGACCCAAAGGCGACGATGCCTATGTTAGAAAAGTTTTTTCTATCGGTGATACTACCGATCATGCAGTCCAGACAAAAGTTCTGGAATCTTATGGTGTCAAATCAACCTTTAGTTATAACCTTTCTTTTGCTGATCTTGATCGTGAACTTGCCAACGGCAGACCTGTTATCATTGGTATTCTTCATAGGGGGTCTTTATCTAATCCCGTAGGTGGGCACATGCTTGTTGTGATTGGTAAAAAAGGAGAAGATTACGTTGTCAACGATCCTTATGGTTCTTTGAATGACGGATATACTGGTTCCGTGTATAATGGAAAGGGTGCAGTTTACAAGAGAAGTGAACTTGCCCGTAGATGGACTCCAGATGGTCCTAAATCTGGTTGGGGGAGGGTTTTCAAATGAGTATTAAATTTATTGATGCAGTAAAATATCATCAAGATCTTCCACACCAAAATGATGCCTGGAATTTTCTTCAGGCAGCAGTCCACAAAGAAATTCTTGATGAGTTTGCTAGAAGGTATCGTAATCAAAAAGCAGAACCAACTCTTGATGGTCTCCCACTTCCAGGAGTGGATTTAATCAAGGAGTTTGAAGGATGCCACTTGAAGGCATATTATGATCCCTTGACTGGTGGACTTCCAATCACAATCGGATGGGGAAGCACTCGTAGAAAAGATGGAACTCGTTTCTTGATTGGGAATAAGATCACTCAAGAAGAAGCAGATGATCTTTTATACTTTCAACTTCGTCGTGAGTTTCTTCCATCACTACAAAAGATTCCTTATTGGGATGAAATGAACGAAAACCAACAAGGAGCACTTCTATCTTTTGCTTATAATTTAGGTGCTGGTTTTTATGGTAGTACTAATTTTAATGCCATAACTAGAGTCCTAAGAGAAAAGAAATGGAATGAAGTTCCAGCAGCATTGGAACTTTATCGTAATCCTGGTACTAAAGTGGAAGCAGGATTACTGAGAAGAAGAAAAGCAGAGGGTAAACTTTGGGTTTCTTAATCACTATCTTCTACTCTTGTTCTTAGTGCGATTACTGTAGTAAGAATAGTCAATAAAGTTTCATACCCCCTTCTTTCAGATTCTTTGCAATCTAAAGGAGGGGGATTTTTTAGTTCTCCCTTTACATTTGCTTTATTAATGGTTCCTGGAATCATAAAGTTACATGCAACAAAGTTAATACCAACAAACCCAATTACCGCACAGCAGATAATAAAGATTAGTTTATTCAATAATGAACCGTGCTTTTTTCCTACCTCTTTTAGCAGGTCTTCTGATAAACCTAATGACTTCTGTTGGTTGTCTTTTTGGTTGTGGTCTTCGTCCTTCATTGAATATTCCCTCGTTAGTTATCAATCTCATAATTAATATTCCAAGGAGAAGTATTGATTTCATCTTCCTTCTTGTTTATGAATCCAAGTTTTAAGATCTGTTAGATATACTCTAAGCATTTCTGCTTTTTCCAAATGCCATTTATCACCACTCTTGAAGTATTCTTGAGTGTGATTGTCTATTGCTTTTAGAGTATTATGTATTGGTGCGTTCCAAGGTTCCCTAATAGGGGTGTTCCATTCCCGAGGCATATGAGGGAAAGCAGTTTTAACTATTTAGTTTTTAAGGTCTTATTTATGGTGGACGGTTTTAGGATTGAACCAATTGACAGGGTTTCCAAACAATGGTATGATAAATACATCAACAGGTTAAGGAATGTAACAGTTCTTTAATCTTTGTAACACCCACTAACCGAGACCTATGGGGTGTATAAATTACGTCTCTCATACCCAGTCTGAGGGTGACTGGGAAATAGTAACTCCACCATTTCCCTGATGGTCTTACTACTCTTTTAAGAAAAATGACTGCTACAATTTCACAACAACGACAATCAAATACTTGGGAACAGTTCTGCAATTGGGTTACTTCAACTGATAATCGTCTTTATGTTGGTTGGTTCGGAGTCTTGATGATTCCTTGCTTACTTGCTGCGACTATCTGTTTTATTGTTGCCTTCGTTGCTGCACCTCCTGTAGACATTGATGGTATCCGTGAACCCGTTGCTGGTTCACTCATGTACGGAAACAACATCATCTCAGGTGCTGTTATTCCTTCGTCCAACGCAATTGGACTGCACTTTTACCCCATTTGGGAAGCTGCTTCCCTAGATGAGTGGCTATATAATGGTGGACCTTTCCAACTGGTCGTCTTCCACTTTCTGATTGGTATCTATGCCTACATGGGTCGTGAATGGGAACTTTCTTACCGACTTGGTATGCGTCCTTGGATTTGTGTTGCTTACAGCGCACCCGTTGCTGCTGCTAGCGCAGTGTTCCTGGTCTATCCCTTCGGTCAAGGATCCTTCTCTGATGCGATGCCTCTGGGGATTTCGGGAACTTTCAACTACATGCTTGTTTTCCAGGCAGAACACAACATTCTTATGCATCCTTTCCACATGTTGGGAGTTGCTGGTGTCTTCGGTGGTTCTCTTTTCTCTGCTATGCACGGATCTCTCGTCACCTCTAGTCTTGTACGTGAGACGACAGAAAATGAGTCCCAAAACTATGGTTACAAGTTCGGACAAGAAGAAGAAACATACAACATCGTAGCTGCACACGGTTATTTCGGTCGTCTTATTTTCCAATACGCATCGTTCAATAACTCACGTTCACTGCACTTCTTCCTTGCTGCTTGGCCTGTAGTTGGCATCTGGTTTACTGCTCTTGGTGTTAGCACCATGGCATTCAACCTCAACGGTTTCAACTTCAACCAGTCCATCATTGACTCTCAGGGTCGTGTGCTCAACACTTGGGCTGATGTTCTGAACCGTGCTGGTCTGGGCATGGAGGTAATGCACGAACGAAATGCTCATAATTTCCCACTTGACCTTGCTGCTGCAACCAACACTCCTGTTGCTTTGACTGCACCTGCAATCGGTTGAGTTTCTTAAAACAGAATACTTCACCAAAGAGACCTTCGGGTCTCTTTTTTTATGTTATAATGTATAAATATTTCCATACCATACTTCCATACCAATATGAAAACTTGTAGCAGATGTGGACTAACAAAAGAACTTGATTTTTTCTCTAAAAGAAGTGATAGACCATCTGGAGTCCAATCAAAATGTAAGGATTGTGAGAGGCAAGTCAGAATAAAATATTATAAACCTCACCATGATATTAGAAGGAAATTAAAAATATCTGATGACCTTTATGAAGAATTAATGAAAAATGAGAACTGCCAAATATGTGATACAAAACTAACCAAGAAATGTATTGACCATTGCCACTCTACAAATAAAGTTCGTGGAGTTTTGTGCAATAACTGCAACACCGCATTAGGTCTTGTAGGAGATAATATAGATACTTTACAAAAAATGATTCAATATCTCAATGTCTCATAATACTCAAAACGAACCTATGCCTACCTGGGTAATCTGGGCAGGTGTAGGACTTATGATATTCACAGTTCTTATATTTGTTTTATTCACTCTTGGTCAGATTTATTGGGGGTAAGCATAAATTCTCATTGACCTCTTTGTTAAGAGATGTTAACATAAATATGAGAAATCACTAGGGAGGTTATGACTTCTTCAACACTTTCACAACCTATTTCACAACGAGGATGGTTCGATGTCCTGGATGACTGGCTTAAACGAGATCGCTTTGTATTTGTGGGTTGGTCTGGACTCCTTCTTTTTCCCACTGCTTATCTTGCCCTTGGTGGCTGGCTTACTGGCACAACGTTTGTTACAAGCTGGTACACCCATGGGTTGGCGTCTAGTTATCTTGAGGGCGCTAATTTCCTTACGGCAGCTGTGTCAACGCCTGCAGATTCTATGGGTCATTCTCTTCTTTTACTTTGGGGTCCTGAGTCTCAAGGGGATTTCGTCAGGTGGTGCCAACTTGGGGGACTCTGGCCTTTTGTGGCTCTCCACGGATCTTTCGCTCTAATCGGGTTCATGCTTCGTCAGTTTGAGATTGCTAGATTGGTCGGAATCCGTCCTTATAACGCAATCGCATTCTCTGGTCCTATCGCAGTATTTGTTTCAGTATTCCTGATGTATCCACTGGGTCAATCCAGTTGGTTCTTCGCTCCATCCTTTGGTGTCGCAGCAATCTTCAGGTTCCTTCTGTTCCTTCAGGGTTTCCACAACTGGACCCTCAACCCCTTCCATATGATGGGAGTTGCTGGTATCCTAGGTGGAGCACTGCTCTGTGCGATCCATGGTGCTACTGTAGAAAATACTCTTTATGAAGATGGAGATCAATCAAATACTTTCAAAGCATTTGAACCTACACAAGAGGAAGAGACTTATTCGATGGTTACTGCAAACCGCTACTGGTCTCAAATCTTTGGTATTGCTTTTTCTAATAAGCGTTGGTTGCATTTCTTTATGCTTTTCGTCCCTGTCATGGGTCTCTGGACTAGTTCTATTGGGATTATTGGTCTTGCCCTTAATCTTCGAGCTTATGACTTTGTATCTCAAGAGATTCGTGCAGCGGAAGACCCAGAGTTTGAAACTTTCTATACGAAGAATATTCTTCTAAATGAAGGTCTTCGTGCTTGGATGGCACCAGTTGATCAACCTCACGAGAACTTTGTGTTCCCAGAGGAAGTTTTACCTCGTGGAAATGCATTATGATAAAAATATAATATTCTGAGGAAATGTAAGACCCTTCGGGGGTCTTTTTTATTGACTTATAACCCTACTCTAATACATAAAGAGGTTGCTTTTTATAAATGAAAACCTTAACACTTACGGAAGACCAGATTAAACTTCTTGCTGATGCGGTATGGATGCGTCAAAGATGTTTTATTGCTGGTGACAAAAGATTTAAAGAGTATGGTATAATGTTGGAAGATATTCTTGGAGACCTTGAATATACACCATCAAGATATTGATTATGACTTACGATACAGTTTTTATTTCTGATGTTCATTTGGGGACTCCTAGATGTGATACGGAAAGATTTTATAACTTTATCAAAAATATAAAAACTAAAAAGTTAGTAATGGTAGGTGACATTATTGACATCTACTGCATGGAGAAATATAATACTCGTTGGACAAAAGACCATACTAAGTGTATTCATCAACTTCTAAATCTTGTTAAAAAAGGCACTGAAGTTGTTTATATTCTTGGGAATCACGAAGGGCAAATTCGTCGGTATTGTGATTTTAAACATAAAAACTTTCGGATGGTTGATGAGTATATTCACGAAGATTCAAATGGTAACAAGTTTCTTTGTGTTCACGGGGATAAATATTCTGAGTTTTCCTCTGGGTCTTGGAAACAATTAGTATTTAACAAAGGGTATGAAATAATCACTCCATTAAGTTTGTGGTTAGAAAGGTTTTTCCGATTTTCTTTAATTTATGTTTTAAAAAATAGTGCAAGAGGAAAAAATTATATCAATCAATATGAGACTGATATTGCTTCCTATTGTGCTCAAAGAGACAAAAGGTATTCTGGTATTATTTGTGGGCACATACATTCGGCAAATATTCGCAACTTTGGTAAAATCACTTATATGTGTTGTGGAGATTTTGTGGATACTTGCTCTGCGATTGTGGAAAAAAATGGAATTTACTCACTTGAAAAATATAAATGATTAATTCTGAAACATCTTATAAATTGGCAGAAATCATCAGAGATACTTGGCCTCAGATATATAGAGTGCCATCGAATAAAGAAGATGAAAAAGGTAGCAGTATTCGGATCCGCAAGAACGAGTCCTGATTCTGGACTATATCAAGCAGTCGAAAAACTAGGAAAAAATATTGCAGAACAAGGTTGGATTGTAGTTACTGGTGGTGGTCCAGGAACTATGGAAGCGGCAAACAAGGGAGCAATGAGTGCATGTATGGGAAACTCTTTGTGCTCCGTTGCTGAGGCAATCTATCTTCCCTTTGAAGATGGAGTGAATCCTTATGTACAAGAATATGAAAAACACCAAACATTTTATTCAAGACTGCATACGTTTTCAGAATGTGATGCTTTTATTGTGACTCCTGGTGGTATTGGAACAGTGCTTGAGATGGCTATGATTTATCAGTTGGTTCAAGTTAATCATATTGACAAGAAGCCAATCATTTGTGTTGGCAGAATGTGGAGAACATTAAAAAATTGGATTGAAGACGAAATGCTTGATAATGGATTTCTAAGTAATGAAGAAATGAAACTAATTCATTACGTGGATAGATTCTCAGAGGCAACTCATTTACTTAAAGGACTTCTTGCTTAATTTTATGAATCTTACAATTTTTGCAAATACTTCTGATTTGCTATATGATAGACATAACTACAAATTAGTTAAAAATAATGGGAAAACTATTATTTTTGATAATTGGGAAGATGCAAAAGCATACTGGTTTCAAAATGTATCTTTTGGCAATTTAAATTACTTTGAAGTTTTAGATAAAGAAACTTTAAATAAAAATGAAAAAAAGAAAGGGTTTTAAATGATGAATGAATATTGGGTAGTAAGAAACACTAAAAACGGAAAAATCATAGCACACTGTGGTGATATTAATGATGCTATTATGATGACTTCATTTGATCCGGATAATCGTGCATATAATCGTCAACGATTTATTATTGATCAAATTATTGATATAACCTCTACTGTAGATAAACAACTTCCAGGGCAGATTGGATTACCGCCAGGAAAATATAAAATTGAAGATCATAAAATTTATGAACTTGAAGAAGGTGACGGACATCCAGTGATTGTATGAATCATCGTAAAAGAAAACAATCAAATAATTTAAAAAAGAAAAGGATGTATACACCTGAAGGATATATTAATGATCCACCAGATGCCAAATGCCCTTATTGTGGTAAAATAAAAAAACCTTGTTCTCATATAAACAGTTTAAGTCGTGCTTGGGCTAGACAGGCATGTAAAAAGAAGTGTGGTAAATGAATATATAATATAAGTTAGACATTTTTATGCCTAATACACAAACAATCTTATTTTAATACCCTCCTCCACATTTTGTGTGGCAGGGGGGTGTTTTTGTAGGGTTACTACCAAAAATAAAGGACTTATGGATGTGTTAAATTCCCCTCAAGACTTTTTGTATAATTTAAAAGCTTCTACCTCATCTGAAGCAAAACGATTATGGAAACAATCAATAAAGGAAAAGTGGAATAATTCATGTGCTTATTGTGGAAATAAAGAAGGAGAATTAACAATAGACCATATAATTCCACAAATGAAAGGTGGAAATGACCATATAACAAATGTAGTTTGTTGTTGTTCAAAATGTAATCACTCAAAAGGACATGAGCATTGGGAAAATTGGTTCTATAACCAAAAGTTCTTTACAAGAGAAAGATATGATGCTATAGTACGTTGGCAAAGACAAATGCTAGAGAAAGACCTAACTCTCTACAAGTATAAACCAAGGAGAAATAACGTATTATGAGTATTAAAATTTATAGTAGATCTGGTTGTCCTTATTGCGATAAAATTAAGACAGTTTTGAATCAAAAGGAACTTGAATATACTGCTTATGAATTGGATGAGGATTTTACCAGGGATGAATTTTATGAAGAGTTTGGAGTAGGAACTACATTCCCACAGGTAATTTATAATGAACAAAAACTGGGTGGTTGTTCAGATGCAGTTAATTATTTCATTGAAAATAACATCATTTGAATGGGTCCTATAAATAAATCAGACACACTAGAGATAAACAAGGGTGTCGAATTACTACTCAGAAAAAGGAGGGAGAAAAAATTTTTAGAAACCGAACAAAAAAAGTTTGGGTTTTCGAAAAAAATTTCTCTCTTCTCGAGAGAAATCGAAATAAATTTTTTTATTTTCTTTAGTTGAAAAAAGATAACTCTCTCGGAGGAACAGCAATGTTAGCAGCAGAACTCACAATTTTCTCTCTGGTTTCATTTTTATTTTTATTGGTTGGTGGAGTGATTGGTTGGCTAACAAAACAACATGTATATAGTACTCAGCAGCTGCAAGTATATACACATCCAGAAATGTTCGATAATAATGGAAATGTAATTCCAGACGAAATAATAGCAGTACGATTTGAAAATAGCTATGACGACTACGACGAAGACGAAGACGAAGACTGAACCAAAAACAGTTAAATTACCACCAAAACCATTTGCCTTTGAAGTCCTTCAGCTTGTTTCTAAGCAAAGAAGCAATGTAAAAAAAGTGGAACTACTTAAGGAATATGAGCATGATTCTTTGAAGGCAATTTTTATTTGGAACTTTGATGAAAGTGTGATTTCAATGCTCCCTCCTGGGGAAGTTCCTTATTTTGGTGATAATGATTTTAAGACATCAACTATGACTGAAAGGATTCAGCAGGCAGTTGATACCATGGGTGATTTGAGTTCCAATTCTATTGGAGCATCTGACCAAAAACATACAGCAATTAGAACAGAATATACAAAGTTTTATAATTTCATCAAAGGTGGCAATGATTCTTTAAGTTCTCTACGAAGAGAAAATATTTTTATTAATCTTCTTGAAGGTATGCATCCATTGGAAGCAGAAATTATTTGTTTATGTAAAGACAAAAGACTCCAAGAAAAGTATAAAATTACAAAAGAAATAGTATCTGAAGCATATCCCGATATTACTTGGGGTGGACGTTCATGAGTCCAGTTAAAATACTACACAAAGATTGTGATTTGTCTATTGCCAATAATAGAGAACTTCCATATGATACTTACGTAGTAACTTACATGGAGGAAGGTAAAATTTGTTATGATATTGTCCAACCAAGAAAACAAATAGAAATATTTGACTATTATTGGGATAAGTATAGAGAAGATTTTAAACCACCCTGGAAACAATCCGAAGGTAGAATCAACCCCAAATTGTGGGGAAATGTACCAAAAGATATTAAAAAGAAAAAATGAATGAAGACTTTGAAAGTATTCTTAGAGAAGAACTAAGAAAGGAATTTGAAGAGCAGATGGGAGTAACGGTAAATCAAACCGAACTCAAAAAAGTTATAAAGGAATATAAGAAAATTAAAAAGTTTCAAAAGACTCCTTTGTATCAAGTAATGCAAATGGATAAAAAGAAAAAATAAGTAAATTCATAAAATTGTAACAAGAGTTACAATTTTATTTGACTATATACTGCAACGGGTCTAGTATGACCTTACGTTCATCAGAGAAAACTCTGACGCAAGTAGGACGGCGGAACGGAACGTTCATCCCAATGGGACGCAAACCGCCCGAAGGAACGGGACCTAAAAATCTCATTTCTTTGGAGAAATCCTCATGGCTAAAGTAGTATATCGTGGCATCGAGTATGATACCCAGAAGCGTCTGGAGTATCAACAACAAATGATGCAACAACCCCAACAGTACAACGAAACCTATCGTGGTGTTAAGTTTACTAAGGAGGGTCATAAGTGATGAAGAAACTTAATGTACTTCAACTTATTAAAGAGCAGAAGCAAAAAGAACAACGTCGTTATCAAGCTCTTCTTGTAAACGCAGGAGCAAAATAATGCTTCAATTTTTAGTTTCATCAACTGCTTCTATTGCACTAATAACAATTTTATTTTCAGTGTATATTCAATGGTTGTATAAGTGATGAACTATCACTATCACTCGGATGATATGGATAAAGATAACAGACCACCTGCTTGTTATCAACTAACTTATAGAGGATGCAAATATTGGTCTTGTTATCGGGTACATTTAAGAGAGTGGTTTGAAAAAGTTCTAAGTATAGAACCAATATTCAATAAGAGGAGTTGACTACTCCTCTTTTTTTGTGTAAAATGATTTGAGAAAGTACTTTTCTTATGGACAAAGACAAACTCAAATTAATTGTCCGTAATCTAGAACTTTTGGTTGATTCTTTAAAATCGGAAATTTATTCTGATGTAGATTCTTATAAGAATCCAATTTTGGAAAAACCAACAATAATGGATTACGATGAAGTTTTTTATGACGGAGATGATGATGGATACCCAGACTAAACAAATTGTTAAATTGATTTCTGTTACCCAAGGTGCAGGAGAACTCGCAGGAAAATCTGCACAAGAAGTGATTACTTATACTGCTCGTGTAAGTAATCCAGGTAATCAACTTAAATTTGATACTGCTGCTGGACTTCTTCGGTATTGTATTAAGCAAAATCATTGGTCTATCTTTGAGCAGGCAGATATGACCCTTGAAATCAATACTACTCGTGGTATCGCAGCTCAAGTGCTTCGTCATAGGAGCTTTACATATCAAGAATTTTCGCAAAGATATGCAGATACAAAACTCCTGACTGATCTTCCCGAAGTTCCCGAACTTCGCAGGCAGGATGAGAAGAATCGTCAGAATTCAACTAATGATTTAGATGAGCATATCCGAGAAAAGTTTGAAGGAATGATTGAGCAGCACTTTGAAGAAGCACAACGTCTCTATGATAAGATGCTTGATCATGGAGTTGCAAAGGAATGTGCAAGGTTTGTGCTTCCACTCGCAACCCCCACCAGGATTTATATGAAGGGCTCTGTAAGGTCATGGATCCATTATATTGATCTACGATCTGCTCACGGAACACAAAAGGAGCATATGGACATTGCAGAAGCAGCACGTTGCGTATTTATTTGCCAGTTCCCTGATATTGCTAAAGCACTTGGTTGGGAACCTCAGAATTGCCCAGAATGTTCTGATGCACCTTCAGTAATTATCCCATAAATATTTTTATCGTTATTTCATAACATATGGCAACATACCCCGTTATTCATAAAGAAACTGGTGAACAAAAAGAAGTGACGATGAGTGTTCACGAATGGGACCAGTGGAAAAAAGAAAATCCAGATTGGGATAGAGATTGGTCCGACCCAGCAACTTGTCCAGGAAGTGGTGAAGTTGGTGAATGGAAAGACAAACTTTCAAAATCAAAACCAGGATGGAACGAAGTTCTAACTAGAGCATCTAAGATGCCCGGTGCTACTGTGAGGAAAAATTAATGGCAAGAAAAAAGAGAAGTAATGATAATCACCCAATTGGTGTTGGGATGACTGCTAGGCAAATGAAGAGAAGAAAGCCAATTAGTGCAGAACTCCTCATAGATATTGAACCTCTAACAGAAAACCAAAAAAAGTTATTTCAGTCATACTCTGACGGAAAGCACCTAGTAGCATATGGTGCTGCAGGTACAGGAAAAACTTTTATTAGTCTCTATAATGCGCTAAAAGAAGTTCTTAGTGAAGTTACTCCATATGAACAAATTTATGTTGTTCGTTCACTTGTAGCAACTCGTGAAATTGGATTTCTTCCAGGAGACCACGAAGATAAGTCGTCACTTTATCAAATTCCATATAAGAATATGGTAAAGTATATGTTCCAACTTCCTTCCGAAACTGATTTTGAAATGCTTTATGGAAGTTTGAAGCAACAAGAAACAATAAAATTTTGGAGCACATCTTTTGTTCGTGGAACTACTCTAGACAATTCAATTATTATTGTTGATGAGTTTCAAAATATGAATTTTCATGAACTAGATTCTATTATTACTCGTGTAGGTGAAAATTCAAAGATTATTTTTTGTGGAGATGCCACACAAAGTGATTTAACAAAGACTAATGAAAGAAATGGAATCAGTGATTTCATGACAATCTTGAGAAAAATGCCATCCTTTGATATAATTGAATTTGGTATTGAAGACATTGTTCGTTCTGGACTTGTTAAAGAATATCTAATTGCAAAAATTGAATCTGGATTAAATGTCTGATAATGCTTTTACTCATATTGAATTAAATTTACCTACTCTGGAAAGAGAAACAATTGATGGAGTTAGATACTACAAAGTCCCTGGAGAAGACAATCTTCATCGATTAGTTTCTATTACTTCTGTAACCAGTCATTTTAATAAGAAAATTTTTGAGGACTGGAGAAAAAAAGTAGGGGCAGAAGAGGCAGATAAAATCACACGACAGGCAACTAGTCGTGGAACAGATATGCATAGTCTGGTTGAGCATCACTTAAAAAATGAATCTCTCCCAAAAGTTCAACCCCTTTCGGAAATCTTATTTAAAATTGCTAAACCAGAATTAAGTAAGATAAATAATATTCACGCACTTGAAAGTTCTCTTTATAGTAAAGTGTTGGGTATTGCTGGAACCGTTGATTGTATTGCAGAATACGACGGTGAATTAGCAATTATAGACTTTAAAACATCTAAAAAGCCAAAACCAAAAGAATGGATTGAACATTATTTCGTACAAGCTGTTGCTTATGCTTGTATGTTGTACGAAATGACTGGTATAGTAACTAAAAAATTGGTCATTTTAATGGCTTGTGAAAACGGAGAATGCGTTGTTTATGAAGAATATGACAAATCAAAATACATTAAACTACTCACAAAATATATTAGAAAGTTTGTTGAAGATAGAACCAATTCCTATGGAAGATAATTTAAGGGAAAAAATCAAAGAGAAGTTTTTGTGCCCTCAAAAATTTTCTCAGGACATTGAACAGATAGTTAAAGTTTCTAAAATCAATTATATTGATGCAATAGTAACTTATTGTGAAGAACATAGTATTGAGATTGAAACTGTATCCAAATTAATTTCTAAACCATTAAAAGAGAAATTGAAATATGATGCAACAAAATTAAATTTCTTGAAGAAAACAAGTCGTGCTACTCTTAACATTTGATTGTGACACCTTTTGAAGTATATAAAACCTATCTTGCGTTGAAAAATCATTTTACAAAAGATAGTTATGATTATTTTAAATATTGTGGAAAGTCCAGAGCATCTCTGGACTCTTTTCATAAGAGGAAAGATAGATATTTCTTTGAAAGAATGTCCAGACAAAAAACAGATGATGAAATAAAAGCATACTTTGTTGCTAATTTTGTAGAGTGTAGTGATTCTCAAAATCTATGGATTGGTGAAATTATTAGAGGTGGGGAGTCTGTATACACAGATTGGTTAAAAAAGATTCAAAGTTTATCTTATTTGTTTAAAACTGAATCAGAAGTTTTTATAAGAAAGGACAATTTTGAATCTTTGTTTGATTGCAAAAATGGACAGCATCCAGATTTACTTAAGAAATATTTACAAAAAGCAGTCTCCTTGGAGACTTTAGTTATACTGGATGTTATAC